GATCACCAACGAATCCTTCAATGCGACTTTTCGTGAATATCAATAAAAGCAAACATCCAATACATACCATAAATAAAGCCGCATACTGAGGTTTCACGAAATTTTTAATATTATTATACATAATTATACATTATCATAATATTATTTAGATCATCTTAGTCCATCCTTCGACTTTAGTCCATCCTTCGACTTTAGTCCATCCTTCGACTTTAGTCCATCCTTGACATCATCCACATCATTGCAAAAATCCCAATTCCTAAAGTAACATTATTCAAAATCAATGAGTTTTGACCAGTATTTAAATCTGTGTTTTGTTTTTGCGTTAAGCCATAAGATCCTTGTAATGCAATCAATTTGTCTACATTTTCTTTGTATTTTATCTCATCGTTCGTTTTTGTATCTGTTCCTGCGTTTACATAATATACATCATTTGTGCTAAATGGTTCCATATTATATATATATATAGAATCACACACAAATTCTATAATAGGTCGACTCCGCTGCGGTAACACTCTTTCGATCAATCTTGCAAACTTGTCCAGGGCGGAGTTCAATCAACAATGCGATCGGATCGAATCTCGAGATCTCCGGCAACTGCGATAACTCTTTGAGATTATATTCGAGTTTTAACTCAGCAACGTCCGTAACAATCGAATGATTCGGTACTAGTGTGTGTTTCAAAATGTTTCGTTGAAGACGCTTGATGCAATGCACCACCAGATAAATCCCGCGATTATCAAACAAGTAGCGAAGCTTTGCCACCAATGAATCATTTGGTTCATCATTCACAACCACAATCAGCGTGTCTTTCAGTGTTAAGGTGCCCTCGATTTCATAAAGATCTTCTACCAATTCGTCAATCGCAGGCAATCGAATTGCACTTTTACTCAACATGTATTTCACATATACACAGTGATCCTCGTTTTTAAGCAACATGTCGAGTTGATTGTTTTTCACCATCGCCTCGACCTCATTGATATTAAAATTCGCATAGTTTGTGGTGTCATATTTGTTCGTTAACACCTCGATTAGTGTTCTACGCGAGTTATAGATCGATATTAATTCATTGGGCGGAATATTCATTTTTTTTTTATATATTAATTTATGATAGTTTTTTAATAACAATCGATCCGCCTTTCAAAGCAAAATCAGAGGAAACCTTGTCATTCTCATCCGACTTGATCTTGATCATTGGTTTGTCAAAATCGGGAATGGGAGATGGAAACAAATCAGATGTCGATTCATCGTCTACCTTCGGTTGATCGAAAACAACCTTTTTCTGTGGAACTGGTTCATTTGTTTCAACCTTATTGCCATTTCCAGTAACGATATTGAATACGGGTGCGAATGATGATGGCATAGAAGGATCCGCATGATTCGTCGTTGACGACGCTGTCGCCATTGTCGCTGGTATAATATCTTTTGGATGTGCGACCTTTCGATTGGTTTCAAGTCCGTTCATATTGTTTGTGGTCAAAATCGCAAATCCGTCTTCAAAACTTTCAATATGCCAAACTCGTGATTTATCGAAATCACCAATGAAATGGACTGGATCCCCAATCTTCATATGTACAACTGGTTCTTCGGGTTTTTCAGGTCGCTCAGATTGCTTAGCAAAAGGGAGTTCTGCTGAGTCGGATATTAATGTAGAAACATCTGATACAGTCGATTGACCTCCTACAGTCGATTGACCTCCTACATAGGTATCATAATTGTCTTCGATATTGACATCCTCTCCGATGGTAAGTGGCTCCTTTTCCTCTTCTTCCTCTTCCTCTTCTTCCTCTTCTTCCTCTTCTTTTTCGTTTTCTTGTTCCTCTTCTTTTTCCTCTTCTTTTTCTTGTTCCTCTTCTTTTTCCATTATGGGCAATTCAAACTTTGTCTTTGAAAACTGCAAATGATCAAACTGATTCACATTGTCCTCAGTAATGATCGACATCCGAACATTCATGGTTTGCAGTTCTTGCATAAACAGTTTGAACGCATATGGCACTCGAATCAAACTAAAACTGCGACCAAACTTGGTAATATGTTCAATGTTTTTATTTTTCTTGTCAAAAGAGTCAACAAACCGAATCGGACCATCTGCCAAAGGACTGATAAACATGTTTTTGTCTGGATTATAGATCGCAATCCCACCCGTTTTGTTACAAACCGCGATACAACAATCATCATCCTGCATCCACAACTCCTTCAACAACTCGGCGGCACCATGTGCAATAATCGCATCGCGTTCATTTTCGCCAAACTCGACCCCATCTACTGATTGTCTCGTAACCACGTCTTTGGCACCCTGGCGTGTAACCTCAGCGTCCTTATGTTTCGAATACATATAATAGGACGGTCCCACAAAGATCTCCGATTCCATCTGTTCACCGGTCATCCCATTGTACAAGATGTTGTTCCCCGACGAATGGACACCGGATTTGACAAGCATTTGTGCGAAATCACCGATCTGATTGCCATTGGAATGAAACGCAGTGCAGTCTCCGTGAAATCCATACTCCAAACAAGCCTTGCCTACAATCATTTCCATAAGTTGACCCACCGACATACAAGAGAACACCGAATGCGGATTGACGATAATATCAGGACGCAGTCCGTCTTTCGTAAATGGCATGTCTGTCTCTGCAACCATCATACCAATACACCCTTTGAGACCCGATCGAGACGTGATCACATCTCCCATCGAGGGCGTAAACTCTTCGCGAATGCAGACCTTCATGAGCCGCGACTCTTCCAAACCAACGGTTTTATGAATATGCGTTTTGTGTCGTCGGTTTTTCATAGAAAGCGAAAGCGAACAACACTTGTTTGAATCCGCGACGCCAACCACCACCGAGGATTCGTCCATGTTGATCTCGGATCCCTCCTTTTTCACACTTCCTGCAACAACCGTCTTCATTTTCGCAGAATGTGTACTGAACTCCGTGGTTCTGAACAGCCCACGTTTCACCGAACCCTCGTTTATCAAGATCGAATCGTCTCCTATATAGGATGCAATCGCCACGATCACGTTTTCGCCACAGGGAGTATCTTCCAACCCCATGCACTCAATATAACGCGATTTGACCAACTGTTTTTGTCCTTGAATCAAGAGAGTTACATGGTTGTCCAATCGCATATTGTAGTTTGTATGATACAAAGAAGCCGCGTGCTTAGAGAACGATGTAGACAATGCAGTATTACTGGGTGGATTGTGATGTAGATAGGCGGCCGAGAGATTCGACAAGATGCCCAATACAACGGATTCATGTATTTCGCAATGGGTTTGGCCTTTACCTATCACGAGAGAATGTTCTTCATTTTTGTCGATATACTCCAAGACGGCACACTTCTCGTGGAATCTCTTAACCTTGGTGATATCCGCTTCTTCTTCAATCGAGACTTCGTATAGTTCACCTGGTTTGTAGAAATGAAAGGCTTCGGTTTTGCGTTTGTGGAACCCAGTAATCAAATCATGCCAGTTGTATTTCTTATGTGTCAGTGTTCCGCCATTACAACACAACGGCCGAGACAAACGTCCACCATCCGTAAATATGAAGATTGCGTTTTGCTGAATCATAAACTGGACGCTAACAAATGGAGGAATCAGTCCATTGCGTCGATGGAGTTTTATATTATCAACCACCCCAATCGGGTTCTCCACACCGCCGACCCAATATCCATTCACAAACACTTTTGTCAAAACACACAACATCTGTGTAGTACAATGATCGATTTCATGGATGCCTACATTTTCAAGTAACCATTTGATCATATGTTCTCTTGGAATGGGTGTTGTGATATGCGTGAGGAGAGACAACTGTTCGCAATCGATGAAATCGATCATTCCATAAGCCGTAGGCTTCGCCTTATAAGCCGTAGGCTTCGAACACACAATTTTGCGTAACTGACTCAACGTAGAAAGAAAGGAGGTACGATCCAGTGTTACATTCAATAGTTTTCGGAATTCTTTGTCTAGCATGTTTTGCGATGGTGAAAACACATCCTTGTAATTGTTTTGTATCAATAAATCCAATCGATCATCATATTTAGATTCAAATGCAAGAGAAACGTGATTCGCCAACTTTTCATAATAGGTGGAAAACACGCATTTGAAACAATTGCCGATCAAACAAACGCGGGTTTCTTCACACTGTTCGGTTTCGTAAACAAGAGATTTTGTCATGTGTCCTATGAAAAAGGCCTTTTGCATATAGTTTGTCTCTCCAATATGTGGCAGTAAACAATCCGATAATATCATCAATGTATATGGGATTGACTTGTCAGAAGTGAACTCTGCAATATAACGGATTGCATCCTGTTGAGACATGATATTCGCTGCATCATAAACGCATTGCATGAGTTCGTCGGATTCGAGATCCATGAGACAAGTTTCAATAATCTCCTTGTCTGACATGAGCCCCAACGCCCGAAACAGGATGAACAATGGAATTGGTTTGTCAACATTTGGAATGATTGCATGAAAAGAACGAGAGATTCGAAAGATCGCAGGTTTCTTTGAATGATTTTCAGAGACACTGTTGATTTCGATTCCATTCTCTACCAATCGCAAAACGTTGTCGCTGAACTCCTCTTCTTTTAGAGGACATGTCTTTTCGATTCCGTCGATAATGAAATATCCACCCAAATCGTTTTTGCACTCTCCAAGGTTGAATCGCATTTCTTTCGGCATACCAGACAAAGCACATAGATCCGAGTTAAGCATGATTGGGAACCGTCCAAGTAACACTCTTTTTAAAGCAAAGTTGTATATTTGACCACCGGTGGTTTCATTCTTTACAACTCGCTGACTGATCTCCTTGCTTTCATTGACTGTCATCGGTTTTTTACTCTCTTGTTCTTGGTATTTGTCTTTGACCATATCTTCGGATTCATCAAAGCGTTTCGGATTCTCAATCTTACCAGGATCCTCCTCAGCCCCCTCCAATTCACGTCCATAATCCACCAGCATATCATTGTTTATCAATTCGACTTCGATATCACAATACACAGGGATTTCATAGGATTTGTTGAATAGTCTTGCTTCATTTGGATACAAGGGTCGACTATCCGGTTTATCGAAATATACAGATTGCCCGGATTTGCCTCCAATATACAGATTACACATCTGGTTCTCTTTAGAAACAATTGGAATTGGATTCATCTCTTTCAACATTTTGAAAATATCTGTTTTGAAAAAATCATTGTAAGAATCAATGTGATGTCTTACTAAACTGAATGGATTGTCTCGAAAATGGCAATCGATGATGTCCCATACATTTTTATCATCCATGTTTTTTTTTATACAATACATACACACAATTGTTTGTATGTATTATTTTTTTTGTATTTATTCATAATATACAACATCATGTCTGATTTTATGAACACTGTGTTTGGTCCCCTAAGTGGTGAGTATTGCCTTTACTTTTTCTATCTCTCGATCTTTTCGTTCTTTCTCTTTACAATCACAATTGTTGCTGGTGTTGTAACGGGCCTTCAAAAAGGCAAGAGCTTCGGATTTTATCTCTATGTAGCCTGGACATCGTTGATGCATTTAGTCACTTATTTTGTCACTCGATTGATGTTTTCGATTTGTAGCAAATCTCTATAAGACGCTCATGTAATAAATGAAAAGATATACTACAATTGCTAAAACGATGGAAACAATCCATATCGGTATTACGGTCTTTTGTTTATAACCGATACCAAACTGGCGAAACCCGCCATGTTCGTTGTAAATCAATCTCGGTTTTATCCAATGAATCCCCATAATCAATAATAAAAACAGTCCAATAGATACAAATAATCGGTTGCTTGTTAAATTCATTTATAATAAAGCAAGAAAAAATACTTATATAATGTGCGAAAGATTTCACATGTTATATGTGGAATGTGAAATCTTTATATAAAAAAAACAAAACCATGTCTCTCTCATTTCTAAACAGTTTGGACTTCATCTAAGTTTGACTTCATATTCGACAACGAGAGAACAACCACCTGATACTTCATAACTGGTATCGTACGTGGATGTCCATTCATCACTGTCATCTAAGAAATCAATGTCGATATTATCTTCGTCAATTTCGGCTTTCTCTTCTTCTGTCAAATCAGTTTCGCTAAGAATCTCATGCCAGCAATCGCATCCTTCCATTTCGTCTGGAATAAATGAATAGTTATCTAATAGAATCGTATCCATCTTGAGCATTTCGGCTTTCTCTACATCATTCAATTCGATTTCAATTCGAAAACAACGATAGACATTACACACTTTGAGGGTGACAGATTTGCCATTTTTTAGAGTTCGGCTCCAAGTTGTTGTTTCTGTTAAAGATTTGTTGTAATGAGGAATTAAGATATATTTGGTCATTTTTTTTAATTTTTTGATATCTATGTAATGATAGTTGGCACATGTAAATGAGAAAAGGTCTAATTAAAAACCATGTCTCCAGTCGCGGTCCGAGTCAAAGTACTCTACAAGGTCTTCAATACACCCATACAGTTCACCATATACTTGGAGCTCTTTGAAGCAATCTATCGCCGCTAAAACGGGCTCACAGTATGAGAGTTCAATGTCATATGCGGTCAAACTATCACTATCGCGGTATGCGTCGTCAAATATTTTGTCATCGTTTTTATTTTTAGGAGGAAAATTTGTCGGATCTTTGATAGAGAAAACTTCCTCATAACAAACATCATAATCGTTTGCTGTCCATTGAAAATCAGGATTACCAAAATAATCTTCTAATGCACAAAAACATTCATATTCATCTTCAAAGTGATATTTTGCAGTAGTTTCTCTAAAACTACAACAAGTATTGAAAAACTCAGTAATTTCCCAACCAAATATTTTCCGAATTTTATGAATTTTGTCTTCTAGTTTTTCAATTTGATTTGAATTTGATTTATCAACGAATGACTCCATAGTGATATATCTCACTAAATATTATATTATAAATAGTACTGACACAATGAATAATATGATTAATGATGTACAAACTTGGTACGCAAAATATACAACAATTTGTTTTCACTCTTTTTTAGTGGTGGCCATAGTAGCAACCAAAGAGTCAATCATGGCGTTCTGTCGCGTCCAGTTTTTATTGTACAAAAACGGTCTCAAATCAAATCGATTATCATCCGGAGAATACGACTCCGCATGATAACTGGGCGTAAGGGTGGTCATTTTATGTCGATTGATCGAATAGTAGTAGAAAAACCGCTTCACTTTCGCAGCAACCTCCGCCGGCGTCAATGTAGGCCACTTGTGAATCAGTTTCATAAACATCGAGACAGGTCCGCACCGATATGTTTTTCGAAAACTGCCAAACACACTCAACTCATCGTAGGTCATCCCCATCTCGTCCTCGTCTTTCTGGGTGTAGTCTTCCGTTGCCCCCTCAGCAATGGGACGCAACTCGGCCGTGGGCGGTGCCTCCACAATCTCTCGAAGTACCGGAAGTCCACACTTGTCAGATAACCATACCAAAGTACTCTTCAAATCCTTCTTCGAGATGGCCCCGATTGGGTTAAGATCCGCACTTGAACAATCGTATTTTGTCATATATCCTCGAAGAGATTCGTCCACATTGGCACTGCCAAGCACAAGTAGATATACACTCGGTCGATTCCTTAACCACGGCAACAACTGGGCACTCAAATACGCAAACACCATTCGCACCCTTGCTTGGATGTTTTGCAAGGCCAGATCCTCTGTCATCGACCCCCCCTTCGATTGAAACTGTGGCATCTTATTCCCCAACAAGACAAATGTCTGAATGATCATGTTGACCACATTTTGAATATTGATCGGATTGTGATAAGAACCAATCAGCGATGCAAGCTCGTTGGCCCGTCTGGTTGTCGCGGTGGAAGAATAATCCGTACCCATGTAGACAGTATGGAGCATGCAGTTCGACAAGAGTTTGTCATCAATGTTGCGAAATGTTACACGATCTTCACCAAGAGCATCTCGAAAAGAACCCGCAGATCGTATAACAGATGATGCGTCCTTATCTTCTTCATCCAACAATGTGATATTCGACTTTGATAACAAGGTTCGAATATCGCTGATTACAGTTGCATTTCCTAATCTACATTCATGGACAGCGAGTCGGCACATGACGTATACAATCGACGCAACCGTCGCTGAGTCGGCTCCACCCGAAAGTGGCAACAAGAATCCAGACTGTCCACTGCGTCTGCAATAGTCCCACAACCAGCACGCCGGCCCGACCACACATTCTTCTTCGGGTATAGGAATCGTCGGAACGATTGGCGAGTCGGGTTTCGAAAACTGGAGTGTGGGATCACACAAAGAAAAGTCCACTGGGACAACTGGAATCTTGCGATAACTCGACGCCTGTTGTTGCAACGAGTTTGACGCTTGGCGATGCGACTGGATCTCTTCCAAATCAACGGTTCCCACAATCACCTCAACATCTTGCAAACTGAACTGAGAGGCTTGTTGCGTGACATGACCATTCACCGATATCATCGAGCATCCGTCGAAATACAATCGAGTACCGTCACATCCTCGGTGATTCGCGTACATGTAGACGCCGCCGCATTTTCTCGTTGCAGCAGTTACGAGGTCGATTCGATGTTGGAGTTTCCTCAATTGGGTGTGAGACCCGGATGAATTGCATACGATGTCGGCTCCAGATAAATACAAAGAGATATGTAAAGGCTCGGGAGACCACAACTCTTCACATAACTCCTCCGCGACCGAACAATCATTCAGTTTCATGATTGCGAATCCAAATGGGGCCCTCTTTTGCCCAGTGTACTTTGATATGGAGGGAGGCAACATGTACTCGTCGAGACTGTCAACTGATTTCCATGAAGTAAACCATCTTGGTTCTCGGTAGTTACCGTCGTCGGCCATCATCATCTTGGGGCGAATCAACACGATCACTCCATTCAAACAGAAAACGACGCAATTGTATCGGACATTCTTGTGCATTATGGGGCAGCCGATCGCACACAGTATATCTCTACTACTATCTCTGGTTTCCTTCAACACTCTGCCCAAACTCTCGAGAGAATGATGGAAAGTGTCCATTTCATGGAAGTGGTCCTCGCATGAATATCCAGAGATCTCCAATTCTGGGCCATTACGAAGGGTGGCTCCTTTCGCCTTTGCTTCTCGAATGGAATCGACGATTCGAGTTAAGTTGCCATCGAAATCTAAAGCCCATTGATTTAAGTTGCAAGTTGCGAGTTTGCAAGAAGTTGAACCAAACATCTTTACGAAAATGGTTTTTTGTGAAAAGTTGTTTTTTTGGTGAAAATGGTTTTTTACGAAAATATTATTTTTATGATTTTGTTGCAATCTTTGATTTTTGTTGCAATCCCACCAAGTTGAAAAAAAGTCGAGGATTTTTTATCGAACTTTGTTTTTTCACATATTTTTGATTCATAAACTCCACATGCTCAATATCCTTGTCTACTATTTGCCGAATACAATTGCAAATGTCATTGTAAAATGTGTCTCTCTCTTCCACTACGGTTGTTACATCAATATCATTCTCTTTGAACATTTCTTCGAATCTATATTGCACATATTTGTCTTCTTGACTTTCACTAATGATTTGAGAAAACAGAGAGACATAACAATACTTGTATATATTCTTCAAATCCAGTTTCGACACGGTTCCAATCTGGTTTATCAAAAACTGCATATCCTTGATCACTGGATCCTTGCTGATTTCGTCAAAAAGAGTGCGAACGTTCAACGTTTCACAACAACGCATTGCCATTGTAATATTGTACATCGAATTTTTCACAAAGATCGCGAGGTTCTCTACATTCTGAAGATTATTAAAATGATTCACCAATCTTGTTTTTGAGATGTCTCTGCCATATCGTTTCAAGTATTCGCAAATATTATCAATCATTTTGGTATTCAGCCGTTTCAAATAATGGTCGAGATCTTCGATTTTGTCTTTGTTCGCCAACGCGTTCAAGATGTGTTTGATCACCAGGTCTTGTTTGTCTGAGAGTTCCATATCAGTAAAAGACAAAGGCAATTCTTCTTCGTCAATGTGAACAATGTTTCTCTGTGCGATTTTGCACATCAGTTCAGACAAAGTATGAACAGTTTGTTTTTTCCCATTGTCTTCCAAGGCCTTGATTGCTTCTTCCAAACGCATCGTCTCCAAACCAAGGATCTTCTCTTGACATATGGTCGTCAAGTCGTCCGGGATCGGCTGTTCGCATTGAAGCTTGCAATAGTGAAGATATGCAGAATAGATATTTGTATCACTGAATGTAGACTTCGAATCCGCCAACAACTCAGTTTTGTGTGTTTTCGAAGAGATGAATGGTGGGACCGACAACTGTTTGATCTCGTTGTATACTTGTCCATAGGTTTTCACAAAATCAAGGCAATGTTCATTTCTCTCTTTAAGATACATGTATGAGTTTTCAATGATCTTCGCATACATCGTACCCAAATACTTGTGTTGAGATTTGCTGGCGGTTTTGATTGAGTCCGCAATTTCCGATTTAAGTGCGGGTGATATGTTGGATTGAATCGATTGTTTTAAAGGAGCATGAGGAGCAGGAGGTTGGAAGAGTGGCCAATGGTTCCGCGGTACATAATCCGAGACAACACTCAAGAGAATCCGCTTGTTTTCCAGCATCTGTTTGATTTTATAGTTGTGCAACAGGATGGTTTTGATAACGGCGTAGATCTCTCTCAAAAACTTGTCTGTTTTATAGTTTTTCACGTGAGTCCATGGTTCTCCGAGATTGTGTTTCAGGTCGTTCAATATGCAACTCAAGAGTTTAAGACCCGACTGATCTGCAGATTCTTCAAGAGGATATCCAGTCAAGGTGTACTTACAAGGACCATTTCGATGAATGGGTGTCGACATTGTGTTTGTCTGGATCACAACGAAGGTGACTGCAGCTGTAAACAAAAGGATGTTTCGTGTTTTCCATACCTGGAAGGTTGTTTTGTTGGTATCTTTGAGGTTACTATAATATTTGATTTCGGTTACATATTCTTTCACAAGCAACGTAGTATGTGAAATGATTTTGTTTACAAGTTTATGAAACTCCACGTCGAGTTTGTCGCACAAGGATTCTGCAACAAGGTAGATTATATATTGATCAGTTCCTTTTGTGAAAGAGAGAGATTGTTTCTCTTCTTCTTCTCCTTCTTCTCCTTCTTCTCCTTCTTCTCTTTCTTCTCTTTCTTCTCCTTCGTCTTCCTCTTCTTCTTCCTCTTTCTCTCCTTTCTCTTTCCGAATCATGAACCCACTATGCTTGTCTACAATGATTCCATCACATTTGACTCCTCGAGATGATATAATATTGTTCATAATCTCTTCATAATCACATTGTGTATGCATTGCCATTGCCAGTTTGTACAAAAATGTAGGTAACAGTTTTACATTTGTCTCTTTGCAATAATACCAGTGGATGGATTCATCGTACACTGCCTCTCTACAATATTGTAGTTTAAATCTGATGATATATTCTTGTTTTTTATACGAGTCACACCCTGCCAAAACACTGTCTCTGAGTTTGGTATAAGGAGACAAAGCGACCTCGTGTTCAATGTATTTCATGCCCAAATTGTATGCCCTCAACGAATAGAGTTCGTCGGTGTGTTTTTGCAACCTTCCGAGATTCGACAAATGCTTTTCTTTCAAGACACCGATCTTCGCCATCTTGTCTTCGAAATCCTTCATCGTCTCGGTGGCTTGTAGCGTCCTTTTTGCAATCTCTTTCATTCGGTCGCTTGGCTTTTTTTCACAGATATTGCTGTCATCGTCACAAAAATACGTGTCTGCGTCTTCGTCTCTTACCCAGTTATCACCCTTTCGTATGTAGTAGGAAACGCGTTTTTTAATGTTGGATTCGATCGCTACCTTCTCTTTGTCTAAATCTTCATCAAATGCTGTCTTCAACTTTGGATGGATCTCCAAAACCGCATAATTGCCTTCTTCGATCGGTTTTTTCTTCTGCACGATTGTTTTGGCGATCGTTTCGGCGTTTAAGATGTTGTGTTCGGTTTTCAAGACAAGTGTCAGATAATCCAAAAACTCGTCACTTTTCATGGTCTTTTGCGATTCCGCGTATTTTTTCAAAATCTCATAGGGAGTCTTATCAAACTCTTTGTCGTAATAGACCTCGTCGCGACCATTGTCCTTTTGAAGTGCATCCATGGATAAGTATTTCTTCACAATCGCACGTCGTCTTTCGCTGCTGTCGTGTTCCACGGCGGTCAGTTTTTCAAGTTCGGGGGTATACAAATACGCCATTAAGTACGACATGATGCTCATGTAAAACGCTCCATTGTCTGTGCGATGGATGATATTCAATGTCTCACTTGAAGACAATCCATCTTGCAAACCGTATCCCTTCTTGATTTTGTCCAACAACTCGCTTTTTATATTTTCGAGAACAATGTTATTGTATTGAATCTCTTCTTCATCGTCCACTGTCGTTATATCTCGTTTCCCGTTTGCATATTCTTCAATATATGTCTTGATATTGGTTTGGATTCGTTTCTTAATCTCTTTATAGAACTCGCTTTCGCAAGTGATTGTATCGGTATCAAGCAAAAATGGTTCGTAAAACCGCAACATCTGATTGAGACTGTATCCGACATGGTTTTCATTTATTAGAGAAACCCCGCCTGGAATAACGGATTGCAACACGGATTTGTAATCGGCCTTTAGATTGGAGGGAACGATGAACGTCATATTCGATTGAAATGCGTCCTCCTCATACACGTAGTCTGTAGTAACGTTTTCGAGTAGGTTTTCAACCATTGGTGCGTTCTTCATTCTGTTGTTCAAAATCACAACGGATTTGATAGAAACGGTCTCTCCTTGTGGATATCTTTTGTGGATGTTGTCTTCAATGACGTTGAGGTCTGTAAGTGCCGTGCCGGTTTTGATGGAAGAATCGGTGTTAAAGGAGACGACTGGTATAATCCAAGAAGAGTTTTTGTCCAATCGATCGAGATGATCAACAAGTGGTTTATAAGATTCATTAAAGTCGTGGAATCCGGTGATGTTTCCATTCTTGTCAAATGTAGAGAATTTTTCACGCAACTCTTTGAACCTAGATACAAGAGTGTGTATGTCAGACTTACCGTGTTTGTTTTTCAATAACTTGTCGAATAAGTCTTGGAGTTGTGGTTCAATATGATTTGTCTCTAGTTTTGTAGAGTCCGGTTCAATATAGGTGAAATCTTCATTGCGTTGATTATCGATGGTTGGATTTTTGGGTAGATTGATTATAATATTTCCGTCGGATGTAAACTCCATGGTTGCATCTTCTTTCGAGTCTTCTTTCGAGTCTTCTTTCGAGTCTTCTTTCGAGTCTTCTTTCGAGTCTTCTTTCGAGTCTTCTTTCGAGTCTTCTTTCGAGTCTTCTTTCGAGTCTTCTTTCGAGTCTTCTTTGTCGTCGGCGAGGCTTTTCTCCAAGTGTTTATGCGTGATTTCGAGAATCGTTTCAGGCAAACCCTTGTATTCAAAATCAATGTACATCTTTTTGCCATCCTCATTTGAGACAACAGTAATCATATCTTCTTCTAAATCTGTTATTTTCCCACGAATTGCATCCATCGAATCGGTAAACTTGATTTCAATCTCAGTATCTGGTAATAGACCATGTTGTCTTGCATAACCAGCTTCATCACTTCTTGATAACAACATGAATTGTGCGATGGTCGAATCAATTAAACGGTTTTCATGGAACTCTAACGTTTCCTTTTCACCATTATCAAGATTCGTAAGTTTGACTGCATCATCATTAATATATTCTATAACAAAGTATTTGTTGTGATATTTTTCGTTCGACGGTGATTTGATTTGAATAATATCTCCTAATTTTAATTGTATACCCTCCTCTACCATAATAATATACTAGTATAGTATAATAAAATAGTTTAAAGTCAAGATTTGATAAATAATTAGAGAAAAAAAATGCAACAATGCCTAGATTGCTGTTTCCCAGAGTGCGTAACCACTACATATAATGGTGTCTATTCGATTTTGAATCTCGATAACAACCGTTTACAAAAAGAGGATTTACACAGTCGCATCTACCGAAGTGCCATCTTGTCCATTGATAAAACGAAACTCTTCTGCTTGGCTCCATCAAAGTCGCTACCGAATGATACTTTCTTCGATCACGCGAGTACCACCGCCACATTTGTTCAATCCGAGATTATCGAAGGCACCATGATCAACCTGTTTTGGACCGGTGAGGAGTGGGAAATCACGACCCGAAAAAGGATTGGTGGGATGAATTTTTTTTTCAACAATCGCTATGGAATGGAGGGCGAACCGGAGCAGAAAACCTTTCGGCAGATGTTTGCCGACGTTCTTGATCTTGCTTCGATTCCATTTGACCGGTCCTACTGTTACTCGTTCGTGCTCCAGCATCCCTCCAACCACATCGTGAGTGTAATTGACTCGCCGAAACTGTACTTGGTGTATACCTATAAAATCGACGGATTCAACTACATGTACGTAAACCCCAAAACGCACCCGAATCTCGTTGAATTCATGCAATTGAACATCCATTTCCCGCGCGAGTTTTTGTGGAATCCGGTGAATGGCGAGATGTTGGAAACCCACTTCGTAACGTTCAATACATGTGTAAACGCCGGCGAAATCAAAAACAGTCCATTGTTGCAAGTTCTTAACCACCCTTTGAATCTACACACCTCGGCAGGCATCATGATTACCAACCAAGAGAATGGGCACAGGACCACCTATTACACGAGTAAATACTTGGAGACCAAAGCCTTGCGTGGAAACAATCCGAATCTGCATTATCAATACTTGATGTTGAGAAAGGTCGAGAAGGTCGACGAGTTTCTTCGTTATTTCCCCTTGTACAGAGGACATTTCGCCAAGTTTTTGGAACATTTCAATGCTTTTAAAGAACGCATCCACCAACTGTATTGGGAGGTTCACGTGAAGAAAACGAAAACGTTGGAGAATGCAAACCGCGATCGGTATTTTGTGGAGAAGTTGCATTTCGAGGTGTATTTGCCTCGACATAGGGTTGACAAAAAATTCTTTATTACTAAACATGTTATTGAACAGTTCTTGGATGGTAGTTCTGTGATGATTCCGCTTTTTTAGATTTTTTTTAGATTTAAATTTAAATCTAAATCTAAATCTAAATCTAAATCTAAATCTAAATCTAAATTTTTATTATATTATCGAATCTCGAATGGTCTTCCGTCATCATAAATGATGATTTCACCAATTTTTGTAGAGGTTTTTGGGTGTTTTCTATTATACTCATTCACAACGTATTTTTCAAGATATTCACACATATCAAAAATACTTCGGATATTACCTTCTTCTGGATTTCCTCCTTCGTCGTTTGGTGTACCATCTTGATCTAGATATTGTAAGTTAAATTTCTCTGACGATGGTGTCTGCATCTCAATGAGTGTTTCTTTTATCCATTTTGTGCCACGTATAGATGACCGTAAATCAATGGACACATTTTTTTTAACTGGATCAACCCAACCATATTTTGCAATTTCATCTTTAACCCACTCTTCTTTGTTTTTGGATTGTTCTCCTTCTAGTTCGAAATCTTTCTCAAATCCCTTGGAGCCACTAATAATCATGTAGCCTTTTTCTTTTCCGCAGTCATTTCCACATGATTGTGTACTACATACAGTATCTACAATTTTTTCTGTAGAGACGTCTTTGTCTTCAATATGATTATGTCCATAGTCAATTACTTTCACTACATATCGAGTATCAAACTCAACAACAACATTCTGGCCACGAATCATTTTCATTGTAAAATGTTTGTCCTCATCTAATATTTTGTATAAATATGCATTATTACCATGCAAATCGTTATGTGAGTATGATTTATCACTTTTATTTAAATAACTCAGTGCAAAATATAATTGATAAAGTGCATTAAATCGATCATCCTCGTACGCAGGTTTAATAAACATATCTTTGAATGATATCATTCTTGATGGTTCCAAATATTCGATTAGTATACAATACTGTGTAGGAGTTGAACAAGATTCGTCAATCCGTTCATCCATATTATCTGTATCCATAACTTCAAGCATTTCCGCGACACCATGTGTAGACAATGATGTGATTGTTTCATCTGCTGAAGTTGTCGATCCAGATGATCCAGATGATCTTGACGAGTTCGATGAATCCGATGATCTTGATGATCCAGATGACCTTGATGAGTTCGATGAATCCGATGATCCAGATGATCCAGATGATCTTGACGAGTTCGATGAATCCGATGATCCAGACGATGATCCAGACGATGATCCAGACGATGATCTTGATGAATTCGATGAATCCGATGATCCAGATGATCCAGATGATCTTGACGAGTTCGATGAATCCGATGATATTGAAGATTCTAACGATGATCGTTTTTTAATTTCAGCATCAACGTCATAGACAAAGTTTTCTTTTAATTCGGAATAATAATATTCAGATTTAAATTTATATAAGTGATATGTTTCAAGAAAAAATGGCAGTTTCAATATAAATTTGTTCAAAAATAATTTACCAACCAAATACTCGTAAACCAAGTTATCTGCAGTGGTATCCTTCGTACATTTTAGAACAGCTTTTCTTGAACCATTGAAATGTAATCCAATGATAAATCCATTAGTCGAATCACCGATTAGTTCAATCTCTTGAGTATTGTCAATATTATTCAAGTTGTCAAACACGCTATTATCTTGTATACGCAAAATTGAGAGTTCTGGATTTCCTCCTCGTAATGTTTTTCGTGTGTTCTTCTTGTTTTTAACAAAACGTCTTGACTTGTTTTTAACAAAACGTCTTGACTTGTTTTTAACAAAACGTCTTGACTTGTTTTTAACAAAATGTCTTGTATGTCTAAAAATCATTTATATATATATAGGTGAAGATTTAAATTCGCACACCTACGGCGTGCTTTGTACAGCGAATTTAAATCTTCACTGGTATAAATCTTCAAGGGTGTAAATGGTTTTTATAATAAAATTATTTCTACCGTTTTATATCGTATATGAAATATAGAATGAAAACACGTAAAAATAAACGTCAACGCGGCGGCAGTAAATGTGAATATTTTGACATTGATATACACTCCAAATACAACAAGGTTCATCAAATGTGTATCCCTCATGAGATACAACCAACCAAGTTTTTTTACATAACGCCTCACAATTTTTATATACAAAATCTTGAAAGTTTGTCAGTTCCTAAATTTTATATTAAGCTTGCCGACGGTAGAACTGTTCTACGCGAAATCATAATCGAAAACAAATATGTAGCGTGTTTTTTACATATACGAGACAAATGGTACATAATCTTGCGACTTCTTGGGACTGTATTCAATATGGGGGTTTTGGCACAAACTGAAGAAAATCGAGCATATTTTAGGTTTCGATCAAAATGCGTACAAGTGGATGTAAAATCTGGCTTAATCCATTTTGTAAAGGGCGTATACAGCGAAACCGTCACTCCATCATTTTTGTTTTCTCCTTCAAATGCAATAAATATAAACGACAACTGTCTACAAAACATAACATCAAAAGACAAAGACTATATATTTGAAATCTTACAGATCTTTCGTATGGGTCGACATCATGCATACCTTTAATTACATATCCAACAAATCAATTGTGATCGGTGTCGTGTTCATTTTGTAGAGTTGCTGGGTCAAATAGTTGATGGTGAGGTGTTTATCGTTGACATCCTTTTCAAGTTTCGCAATGATGAGTCGCTGATTCGAAATCACGTCCTTTGCTTTTTCGAGTTCTACGTAGAAGTTTTCTCGATTCTTATTCATCGACTCGAGCCATTTCTGATGGATTTTTGTCTTGATGTGTGCTGCAAATGCTGAGGTTTTATCATAGGTTTGGTCTTTTCTTGAACCACACGGACAAACCACACCCTTTTTAATAATATTGAAACAAGGTGTTTTGTCGACGTAAATCCCATTTTCACCGATACTTGGGCTGTAAATATCAGGTTCTACCACCAACTCCATTATTTTGTTTTGTTTTATGATATCTGTTAGGACTTAAATAAAAAGGTATAACAATGGTTTTTGTTGACATAGATGACCGATCATTTGGCTATACTAATTTTGATGTATTATAACTTAAAATAAATATCATTATAATTATCAAAGAAAAAATGTCAACATCTCCACAGAACATTTTTTACTATAGCAATTATTGTCAACACAGTCAAAAAGTCTTGCAGTTCCTTGTTCGTGCGAATTTGACTGATGAACTCAACTTCATTTGCATCGATAAGCGGGTTCGAGACCCCAATACAAACCAAATGTATATCATCACAGAGAAGGGAGACAAGATGCTGATGCCGCCGAATATCCATAGTGTTCCTGCAGTATTAATGATTGGGAACAATTACAGCGTGATTTATGGAGAAGACATTGTCAAGCATTATGAACCGAACATCATGAACGATAAGATGTTGGCGACGAATTTCAATGGAGAACCATCTGGTTTTAGTTTAGGAGGTTCGCTCCTTGACAATGGGCCCTCCTTTGGCGTTTCCTTGAATTCTACATATACTGGTCGACAAATGATTTATACCCCCCCGCCAGAACAAGGCAACAATAAAATCAAAGAATCGGATACGAGTAAAATGGAGGAGATGCGAAAGGCCCAGGACTCTCAATTGGGAATTGGCAAAAATCCATATCTGACACCACAGCAACAGTCCCTCTAACCCAGCAATATCAAAAATTAAATAAAAATGTTTTCAGTTGAACACGAAATATTCGGCTTGGTGCCGCTCTACACTTGTGGAATCATATTCTTCACATTCGTCTATCTGATTTTTACACATATTGGTGCATTTGCATTCTTGTATGTTTGCATAAGCACCATTGCGTATGTGACATTGGTTGCTCATTAATAATATTTGGTATAGGCGGCGATCTGGTGGTTTACATCAATTGTGTGATTTTTATTTATCAAATATTGGTAACATCGATAATTCAACCAAACGGTGAATCCGACATATCCAGAAAAGTAAATACGTATCATATTTGATTTATGAAACGTATCATAAATCAAATGTCATATGAACAAAAACTCGATGCTTATATGCGGACCGTTCCGACATATATGTATGTGTTTGAAGTGACGAAATCGTGTGGATATGGAGCGTTCATTATGGTTTACAAAGATGCACCTCTTGCAGATATTCATCGGTTTGTTTCATATGAAATGGGTATTGCTCCATCATGTCGTCTCTACTTTATGAATCCTGAGACACGAGAAGAATATGATGTTCCAAACGCGACTCTGTTTACAGTTCGAGAGTTGATCGCGAAATTTCAAAGGAACGACGCTGAAAGGAACGACAATCAAAGGAACGACGCTGAAAGGAACGACACCCCGACATTTCGTTTGCAACCAATATACAATGACGTGAAAAGTTTGGTAGTGTATCGTTTACACTATGACGATGGCATCACACATAATCATCACAAGTGTTGTTGAATTATTTGCAGAAACGATATAAAAAATATCTAAATAACTAAAATATATATTCCATGGACAAATCATTTGTTGTAAACACATTCAATACACATTTTTTCGAGTTTTTTGAAGACGTTTTAAAAATTTTACCCGATAATATGCAAATCAAAACCGCGTTGCGATCATTTCGTACCGTATCTGATTTGAATAAATCAGTTCTCGTGAAATGTTGGCATAAATTCGTGTATTTGAAATACACCGAGGTGATTAATACCGGTGACATCTCATTTTTTTTCGAAAAGGATTATACAAATGATTTAACACATTTAAATAATTCAAACAAGATCATGGAAATCATTGACAGCATTCGAGAACCGGTAAAGGATGCGTGCAATAACCCCACAAACAAACAACATGTGATTACATATATTCAGAATCTGTCGAAACTCTCTATCGCTTATCACGAATAAGTTTTTTTGTTTTCTTGTTTTTGGTATTGGGTTTATGTGACAATGTCGTGCTGCCGCCTGCTAATTTTCTATCTTGTAAATTACTGTTTCCGTAAATTAAACTACCAATAGCCCATTTGAATGGGTTGGCTACCATATCGAAAGCAAAATTCGTTATGGCTCTCACTCCTGTGTTTACTTTGGAACCCTCCGTAAAGAAACTCGCCGCAGTATTAACGATATATAAGTGTTTCGAATCCATTGAAATGTTTCCAGGATTTATTTTGAGATTTGGATCCTCGGCTATCTTTGAATAGTCCGCAAAATAATCACTGAAAATGACATCAAGCTCAGTTTTTAAATCTACTCCTTTGTCCGGCAAATAATTTGTGATTCTCGGTAATTTATTTATTTTATCCTTTTCCTTTTCATCCGTAAAAACTTTGTTATACCAGTTCATTATATATAATTAAAAAGTTTTTTTTTAAATCAAAAACGTGTTTACATATTTTTCTAAGCGTTTTTTAGTTAATCCCGCATTATCATACGCAATAATCTCATTCTCTCTGCACACCTTCTTGAAAAACGTGTCATATTCATCATAATTTGTCAATCCATCCAGGTAGTTTACTGAAATACTTAGATTGTTTGATGCTACACAGATTGAAATGAAATTATACAAATCCGTGACATTGTCAAATGATTTTTCGTATCTGACAACATCATGTCTCCCTCCGTATAAATATAATGACTCGGTGTCTTTATCATAAACAATAAAGACATTTGTATCCGGTTTGCCGGACTCTGTGTATTCGGTGATATTCAAAACCATTTGGGCATCATAGTAAATGAGATCGTCAGACATGTTTTTTTAATTAATTAAACTGTTTATTTTTTATATGGTTTTCGATTCATTAATATCCGTTCGGTGTTGGATCCATTACATTAATATCCGTCACGAATGGCTTTTCCACTCAAGAATCGAGGAATCCCTCTTTCGGACAACTCTTGGTACTTGATTGTCAATAGTTTACCAATGTGTTTATCAGCATTCCTAAACAGTTCTTTTCGATGTTCAAGTGTTCCAACCGGCCTACATTCAAACTTCTCGCCACCCTTTGTCACACAGTTCCAGATGACAGACCCTGCGTCGCGTCCTCTCGCCTCGCTGAATCCCACAATCACAAACTCATCCTCTTCAAACTCCTTGTATTTTTGCAAATCATGGCTGTGATTGTTAACATAAGTTCCGTTCTTGTTTCGCAACATGATACCTTCATACCCTTCTTGAACATACTCAGAAAACTTGGCTTTGAATTCATCGATGTTGGACACCTCTTCGGTTTTTACAACATTGAATGTCGGCGGATAGAGATGACGATTATTTATGATAAATGCATGACGATCTGAGTAAGTCATGGTGGAAACACCAATCATGTCATAAATGTGAAAATGCACATCTTGCAACTTGTTTGAATCCGCTTGTGCCCTTTTGATAAGTCCACATAGTTCCTCGAATGGGTAATCAGTGGTATACAACTCGCCATCCAAGACAATGGCAGGATGTGTTGCAAAAAACGGTTCCAATTGGCTAACAATGTGTCCCATGGTTACATAATAACCACCACTCCTTGTCTGGGTAACGATTTTGTCGTTTGACTTGTAAATCAAGCATCGCAAGCCATCAAGTTTGGGTTGCACGTAACAAGGATAAACAATTCGAGACTTGGTGGATTTCGGGTCATAGACATGTGCCAACATTGGAAAGACTTTTGCGTCGCTTGTCGCCAAAGCAGAGTTTGCTGTCGCCGTATAAAACGAGCTCAACTCTTGCGAGTACCTCTCCTTTTCTTGTTTGTCTTTCCATTTTTTCCGAATCTCGTTACAACACTGTTGTAAAGGAGTGGTTTCATTTTTCTTGCCAATGTTTTTGCCCTCGGTGAATTCGGTACTGGTTATCTGGATTTTGCCGCCGACCTGTCCATACTCAACTGTATAATATGCCTTGATGCCGTGCGTATAAACAATTGCGGACCATTGTTTTAATTTGCCGGAGATGTCTTTTCCGTATAAGGTTGGTAGAGTTTCGTGAATCGAAGACATTTGATTTATGATTTTTAGGAAAATAGTATTTAAAGCAGTTTTATTTTGTTTTACATATTATAAATGAGTTTGACCACCACGACAATGCCATCTACGACAACGCCATCGACACCAACACAAGAAGCCTCCTATAGACTACCCGATGCAACCACTCTGCAAAATGTTAGTAAAATTGCGATATCCGAAGACAAACCGGTGATGTTCGATTATTGGACTGCATCGATTGAGAAGGTTGCCTTGATTGGAGTTCGAGAAAACAATGAGAAACTGCTTGTAAAGAGCAACGAGGAGTATACCAGCCCCATTCAAAAGATTTTCAAGGTTGGGAATGATTTCATCATCATGACCGAGAACTCGATTTACATCGTAGATAACAAGATCCCCACCAAACGTATCGCTTAAAGGGAACTACGTTCCCTTTTGATCCCTCCCTTAAAGGGAACTGCCGTATTCTGCTTCGCTTACGCCTTTTGATCCCATGCTTACTCCTTTCTTTTACACCCTTGAAGATTGAAAACGGACTGTGGTCTCCCGAAGGGAGACTTCGTCGCCACAGCGAAGCGGCCGAACCGTTTTCAATCTCCAAGGGGTTCGGGAGATGCCCGGCGGGCATCGACCACAGGCGGTTTTAAATCTTCACCGGTATAAAGAGGGATCATAAGGAAGGATCAAAAGGAAACCATGGGTTTCCTTTATCATAAATCAAATGGAACCAGAGACGTGTAGAGACAATACCTATTACCTGACAATTCCGTTTAAAAATCCAAACAACGATGAGTTCAGCGATGGGTTTTTATACGACACAGCCGTAAGCAATCGCGACTTTTTCAAACATTCTCTATCTACAGTGACAGAGTATGTTCGAGACTATACATACACTTATATTCCCCAGACAGCCAATCTTGAGATTGTACAAACAAAGCTTTGTTATTATGCAGATGGTACCTATTTGGCAAATGTATTGATTAAAACATTTTGGTTAAAAATTATACAAAGACGTTGGAAAACTGTCTGTAAAGCACGCAAGTTGTTTATAAGCACCTACTATAAACAATTATATAATCAAAACAATGGATCTTTGTATGAAAGACTGCCAGGATTACGCGGGTGTTTGGCCTACAAATAGTTATACGCTTTGCCTGCAACGCCTTCGGGTAGAACTCGATTCAGTGATAGTTTCAATGTTTTCTTCTTGGACGCCATCTTTGACCTAAATGATCTTTGAATTTTATGAGCCATCAAGTCTTGATGCTGAATGGGAACCTTCGCTTTTCTTGTTTTTGCTTTTGGTGAAGAAGGTTTTACCTTTGGCGAAGAAGGTTTTACCTTTGGCGAAGAAGGTTTTACCTTTGATGAAGAAGCTTTTACCTTTGGCGAAGAAGGTTTTACCTTTGACGAAGAAGATGAAGAACGAGGTTTCATGTTAATGGGTAATTTCGCTGGTTTCATTATATATACGCATATTATATTATATTTTTGAAGGAGTGGTATGAAAAAAAAACAAAATTTTAAATCAACTTTTTTTAATCCGGACTTTGTATTTGTTAAGTTGTATGTTATTCCCCTTCTTTGATGCGTTTGATACCTGAATAAAACGCAGACGACACCGTGATTTTACGCTTGCGGTCTTTGGGTTCATTACTCGATTCAGGTAGCAAGGCGGATGCCAATGTTTTCACACAAATGTGTTTATATTCATCTTTCAATATGTTTTTCACAAATCCATGGACAAATCTAAGAACCTCTTCGGAACAGTTTCCAACAATTAGACACCCCCCCGTTCGAAAAATCATGAAACTCACTTTTGTATACTTCTTTGATCCGATCAGTTCTTCCATTGTCAAATGCCGGTCATCCTTCAATATGATGCCACGTTGCGTTTCTTCATCAAACCCCAACATATTACAAAAATAAAACTTGCATTTCACCCCCGGATAACTACACGCGTCGAATGTAGTATCGATTTTATATTTTTCACTTCTCAGGATTGTATGCAACGCGTCCCTGTTAATGTTATAATGACACTCGAAATTTGAATTGATCAACACATTCTCGGTCGGAATGTCTTTAAAAGTGAGCGGCTTTTCAAAATATGGCTCGATTGCTCTCAATATGAACCCCTTGACACTATCAAAGATGTTTGCATTCAACACGCCTGGGATTTCAATCTTTCCAGTATTGAATATCTTCACGTGAATCTCATGAAACCGATTCACGTCATTGCGAAACCGAAACGTCAATGCGATACAATTGAACATCGCCCCGCTTTTGTCTTTTCCTCGATAATTCAATACATTCTTGCTCGAGATTCCGATGGTCACTTTTCGCTCATCTTTGAATTTCACCACCTTTGCGATTGGGTTATCGATCTGTTTGATGATTCGCTCGGTGTGATAATATACGTGTTTCAGTTTCTCTGCATTGGCGATACATTCCTCTTTTGAACTCGCCGCGACCTTCATCTGTTTCTTAATCACCCCCTCGGTCGGTTCCCAATATCTGATAATCGGTATGTTCCAGAAGATATGTGCAACGTCGACTGCCTCTACATTTAAGTAGAGAAGTATTGTTTTCGTAGAGATATAGAGGTCCGAAAACTCAGGGACGTCGTTTTCATTCTGCTGCTGCTTCGGTTTTGCGATTTCGCCGCCCTTTACAAAACTCGCCCATTCGTCGTCTAAGTCATCCATTATTATTATTATTTATTTATTTATGATATAAACGGGTTATCATAAATACCTATAATGTCTCAAGATTTTATTCCATGGACGGAGAAATATCGCCCAAACAGTTTTAACAACATCGTTCTGGATCCGATGAACAAGCAGCTGTTTATCAACATGTTGGAAAACAAACATTTTCCGAATATCTTGTTGTACGGACCGCCAGGCACCGGCAAAACCACCACCATCATCAATCTGATTAACGAGTATCAAAAGAGCAAGAAAAACAAGAATCTGGTGATCCATTTGAACGCCTCCGACGAACGTGGTATCGACATCATCCGCAATCAGATCTACCAGTTTGTAAAGACGAAAAACCTGTTTGAGGTCGGTTATAAGTTCGTGGTCCTGGATGAGGTCGATTATATGACCAAAAACGCTCAACAGGCTCTCAAATACTTGCTACAAATATGCGGGAACAATGTGAAATTCTTTTTAATCTGCAACTATATTAGCAAAATCGAATCATCCTTGCAACACGAGTTCATTTGTGTCCGCTTCAATCAACTTCCTAAAACCAAGATTCGCGAGTTCATTCGCGAGATTTGCAAAAAAGAGTGTTTGAATATCAGCGATCAACATATCGACACGATTCAGACGTTGCACAAATCCGACATCCGAAGTATGATTAATTTCATCCAATTAAACCAAAATGTGATTATGAGCCATGGCAACATTATCGACAATCAGGTCTGGAAACGGCTTTTTGATATGTTCTCCACAGACGACGACCCCAAAACTTTTATACACTTATTGAGCATCAATTACAATGTTGACAAGAAACAGATCATCAAAGACTATTACAACTATTTGATTTTGAATCACCCCGAGATAGTCACGTCAGACGTTCTTGAAAGAATGGAGGTCGTGATTCACAACTATGATTGTAAGATGGATGTTTTAATTAACTATTTCGTTTCAGACATGCGATTGATTCTGTGCAATAAACGCACTTGAGCCTTTGCCTTTTTCAATGTCGTGCATTTGGCGAACACTCTCTTCGTCTTTGTCTTCTTCTTCACACTATAGCAGCGTTTTCCACGAACCTTGCGAATCTCATAGGGCATGATTTATATATATATAAATATAAATCATTCGATGTTTTTTTTTCGTAAAAAAATATACTTAAAGTGTTTTTAGGTATAATATACAACCATGTCTTCGTTCATTCAACAAAACGGATATTTGGAACTGATTTTTGGGCCCATGTTTTCGGGCAAAACCACGCGACTAATACAACACTATAAAGCCTACAAGTTTATAGGGAAAAAAGTGGTTGTAATTAATTTCTCGCTTGATACTCGATATAGTACAACCATGTTGTCTTCGCATGACCACGTTGAGATACCATGCGTATTCACGAGCACGCTGTCAGATCATTCACTTTGGCTCGACGCGGATGTGATTTTGATAAACGAAGGCCAGTTTTTCGATGATTTATTGAAGACCGTGGTTGAAATGGTGGATGTGCACAAGAAGCATGTTCACATTTGTGGATTGGATGGCGACTTTCGGAGACTACGATTTGGTACAATCCTTGATTTGATTCCATACTCAGACAAAGTAGAGAAGCTGGGTGCATTTTGTGGATTGTGCAAAGATGGAACATATGCCATTTTTTCGCATCGCGTTAGCAATGAATCTGAACAAGTTGTCATTGGGAGTGATAACTATATGCCACTTTGTAGGTCATGTTATAATTCATTCAGAATCCAATAATCGATCGAAATCAATGTCTGATGATTTTGAAGAACTTGGTGGTTTTGAAGGACTTGGTATTTTTGAAGGACTTGGTGATTCAGAACCCAATAAACTAATACTATCGAAATTAATGTCTGATGATTTTGGAGAACTTGGCGTTATTGAAGGTGTTAGTGTTTTTTGAGGATTAGGTAATTCTGAAGGAGTTAGTGTTTTTTGAGGATTAGGTAATTCTGAAGAACTAAGTGTTTTTTGAGGACTTGGTGATTCTGAAGGACTTAGTGTTTTTGAAGGATTAAGTGTTTTTGAAAAATCACTTAATTTATCGAAATCATCAATGGATGGTGTTTTTGAAGGATTTAGTGTTTTTGCAAAATCATTTAATTTATCGAAATCAAGGTCTGGTGATTTTGAAGAACTTGGTGACTTTCTTCTTGTCGCTGATTTTTTTTTTGTCGGTAATTTTCTTCTTGTCGCTGATTTTGGAGGAATTGAATCGTTTTGCTGACCAGATTCTTCGTTTTGCTCATCATCCGATTCAAATGACCGGGATTTATCTATTCGTAAATTTGATGATAATTTGTTTGCCGTGTCAACAATCGATCTTATATTTTTCTTAAATGTATAATACACGTCTTCAAATTGTCCTTTGTATGATGAATAATGATTTGGATGTTTTTTAATCTTCTTCAAAATTTCACGGATGTGTTTCAATGCAACCGTTTTTTCCATAGTAATCAATTTAATAATATCCTTTCTCTCTTTAATAATATCCTTTCTCTCATTCTCAATAAGCTGTAAATAGTTATTACTCGTTTTTTCCATTTTTTCAATGCGTGATCCACCAAAATGTCTTTTAAGTGTTTTCTTAACTGAACTCATTATACTATACCCATTTATTTGTTTTTGTCATCATGTTACAATATTCAAAAGTAATCTTCGGATGATCCTTTGTCTTTCTTAAAGTTATTCACCTGTTCTTCTCTTTTCTTTCTATCTTTTTCCATTGCAATTTGAATCTGTAGCGGTGTGGGCGTTTTTCTTCTTGAAGGTGATTGTTTCGGTGTGGGCGTTTTTCTTCTTGAAGGTGATTGTTTCGGTGTGGGCGTTTTTCTTCTTGAAGGTGATTCAAATTTACCAATTACTAAATA